TTGACCAAAAGGATTTGGTGTTTGTGTTGGTATAGAAGGTGTTCCAACACCGCCAGATAGTCCAGTTAATGCTGTGCCATATCTCTCTAATCTTCCGTATGGTTCTAATGCACTTGCTTGTTCTGCTTGTTGTGTAGCTGTTAATCTTGCTTGATCTAATCCTTGTCTTAATGCACCAAGAGATCCTAATGCAGAAATATCTTGACCCATTCCTTGTCTCATAAAATTAGATAAACCAAACTGTTGGCCAGCTAAACCGGCTCTAGCACCCGCTAGTGCCTGTTGTTGTTGAAATGCTTGTCCTCTTCTAGCCGCTGCATCTGCAAAACCTTGTGCTCTTAATTGTGCTTCAAGTCCTGCTCTACCTAGTGCAGTATCAGCTCTAAACTGTCCTTCTAATGCACCTTGTCTACCACCACCAAATGCTCCTTGTGCTATTGCTGCATCTGAAATTTGTTGTAAACCACCTTGCCTTGATAAATCAAACTGTCTTAATGATTCATCTATAACTTGTTGTTGAAATGGTGATTGAAATGCTGCGATTGATCCAGCCCCGGTCCCTGCTCCAGTGCCCGCAAACTGTTGTAAGCCAGCCACATCTTGACCTGCTTGTGTTATAGCTTGTTGTGCAGAAGATAAAAATGGTGCAAAGCTACCTACACCTGCTTGTGCAATTCCTATTGCCTGTGTTTGTAATGGATCAAGTCCAGCTACAAACTGTGGACCCATAAAAGTTTTTGGATCTAATTCCGCCCCGTAAGATGTTTTTGCCTGTTGGGCAAAATCTATTGCAAAATCTTTTAAATATTCTGGTAATGCCATTATACTACTCTATTTTCTAGTTCCTTCATTGTGTTATACATTTTTTGTGCACCAGCTTTTATACTGCCGTTGCCAGCACCTCTAACAGCGTCAGCTGTCATCACAAATTCATTTTTACTTAATCTTGCAGGTACGTCATCTGCTTTTTCTTTTGCTCCAATCGGAACAAAACCACCTTCTGCCCTGAAGTCCATTTCTAAACCACCTAAGTTCATAAGTCCACCTTGTTTTTTAGGTGTTCTAACTTGAACACCACCTGTTGGATAATCAAACTTATTAAACCCTGCCGGTGTATCATAGCCTTTTACTTTTGATTCTGGAACTGATCCACCTTTTTGTTTTCGTGTTCTTAAAGCCACTGCTAAATTTCTAGCAAATTCTTCATCTTCATCTTTGTTAGCCGCTAGTCCACCTTGTTTTGCATAAAAGTTTCTCATGACATATTGTTTTTGAGGCATAAACAATAAATCTTCATCGCCATAATTATAAAAATCTCTAGCTCTTTGATTTAATTGAGAAATACTAAAAGGTGTATTTACAATATCTGTCTCTTCTATCTCTTCTTCTTTAGGAGCTAATAGTCCTGGTGCTAAAAAAGGTAATGCAGCACCAAGTGCACTAGCTGTTAAACCAGCTCTACCTAAATTAAATGCACCTTCTTTAAAAAACAATGGGTTAGCTTTATTAAAAGGATTTAAAAATCTACCTAGACCTTCGCCACCTACTCCACTAATTCCTTTAAGTCCTAAAGCTTTGTTTCCAAAAACATTTGATAAATTTGCAAGATTACTTGGATTAGCTAATCTTGAAAAAAAACTACCTCCAGCTCCTCCTAATGCAGTGCTTCCACCTAATGCTGCACCACCTGCGTATAGTAAAGCCAATCTACCAATAGGGCTATTAGCAATTTTTTTAACACCTTTAACAGCTTTCTTAATTGGTCTAGTTATTTTTTTAAATATACTACCTAAACCATAAGCTTTTCTTCCAGTTGTGTTGTCCATAATACCACCAAAAGCTGCGGGTACTCTTCTAACACTCATTACTCCAGTTAACTGTTGAGGTTCTTGCATTCTAGATATAGCCATATTTTTACCTTAATTTATCGTTTTACTTTGTTTTACTTAGTAAATCAAGAGGTGGCATGATCACTTTTACATCTTGAGCCATCTCTTCTGGCTTATAACCTTTAGCCAACCAGTCTTTTTTCTCTTTAAAAACCTCACCTGTTTCTTTGTGTCTATAGGTTTCTTCTACTTTTGCGTTTAATATTTCCATTAGTCTGTCTTCTCCTTTAATATATTGAGATAACTAATACCAAATACCACTCCATCAGACACTGTACCGGCTGTTGTATAGGCTAATTTAGTGCCACCCTCTACTATTAAAGGAAGCGTTAATATTTCCACACTGGTAGATGTTGCAAGTTGCTGAGTATTAACTATCTCAAAGTTATTGTTTTTAATTGTAACTGTTGGTGTGTTAGATCCTGATTTATTAGTAACTCTTAATGACCTTACTATTATAGTTTCATTAACAGATGGTTCTAACATATCTACAGACTCTGCAGCTGTAGTAGTTTTACCATAAAATCTATATTGGTTTACTATTGCCATTATGCGTCTAAGAAAAAGCTTTTAGCTTCTATCTCTTGTTTTACTTCATCTTGAAAAGAAGAATTAAGTTTTGTTATTACACCGTCTAAATCTCTAATTAATGATTGTAGATTTTCTCTACGATATTCATCTTCTGCTCTTGTTAATGATTGTACAATTTTTGCCATAATTAAAATCCTAATATTCCTGCTAATCCTCCTCTTCTAAAAGAACCCATTTCATCTGATCCACCTTTTCCTTTAGACCCTGGACTTCCTTTGGATTTACTACCTCCGCCACCTTTACTTGAACCACTCCAGCCTGTAGGTGTATGTGGGTTAGGGTTTCCTCCAGTATAGCCTTGAGATTTTCCAAAAGCAGAATTAGGGTTAACCAGAGATGCTCCAGTTGGAGACTCATTGTTAGCGGCTTCTCTATTAATATCAGTTTCTCCTCTATCTATTCTTCTTTGAAGATCTATAACTTCATCCCTAGTTCCATCTGTTCTGTATTCTTTCTCTTGATCTGCTTGTAAGTCCGCTAATTCTTTTCTAGCTTGATCTAATTTAGCTTGTTGAAATTTTGATAAAACTCCTCGGCTTATCATTTTTGAAATATAATCATTCAATGCTGTTTCATAGTCATTAGTCCCAAAACCTGATATTACATTTTTACCAGCTAATACAGAACCTGGTCCATATTTTAAACCACCTGTATTTGGATCTCTCCCTATCAAATTTAAACCATCAGTAAATTTTAAATTATCTGATGTCCCTGTTACTCTAGTCCCTGTGCCTGCTTCTAAAAAATTTAGTTGTGAAGGAAACGCTGCATTATAGGTTGGAGAATCAGGATTAAATGGACTTCGTAGTTTAGCAAACGCACCTGATAATGAAGGAATAGTCATACCTTGTGACTGTGCTAATAACCTATCTCCTAGTGTTCCTCGTACTTTTGGTTGGAAAAATTTTTCCATAAAAAAATTTTTAGTTTTACCTAAAGCTGTAGTAGGAGGAAAATAATCTGCTTCTCCCTCTAATTGCGACAGTCTAAAATTACTTGGGTCACCAGGCAGTGATGAAAATGTAGGGTTAAGATTACCAAAGGCACCACCTCCGCCACCACTTCCGCCACCTGTTAATCCAACATTAGTAAACGGTATACCACCACCGCCACCACCAGTATCTTCATCCCCCTCTTCGTTTTGAGGTAATTGAAAAGGATTTGCTAAATATTTTTGTAGTGGTAAATATAATATACCAGCATCTCTTATTTCTTGATCTGTAGCCATTATCTTCTACCTCCTGGATGTATGTCTAATCTAAAAGTACCTAATTTCCAATCTTGACTTGTAGAGGTATTTGCAACTTTTAAAGCTATAGATCTAGCTCTCAATCTTGTGTCAACTTTTGTTGTGGACGGAGTAGATGTAAAATTTGTAGTGGTTGGTGAACTATTTGGAAAATCTCTAGTTTGAAAACTAACTTGAGTATCCCCTGTTTGTGATATAAAATCTGGTATAAATCTACTTATTCTCATTATAAACTCTCCATCACCTCTAAGATCAGGTGTTCCAACTGTTTGTCCCCTAGCAGTTCTTTGCGTAATATCAAAATCTCCAGAAACAATATTTGCCAAAATTGCTGTAGTTACTCCTCCAGCATTAATTTGATCAGTCCCTGTTTCCTGTTGATAGTATATAGTACAACCGTCAGTATTACCAGTAACATCGTACGAGGTATTACTAGTAGGATCGTAAAAAGTTGCATGAGGTCTATCAAAAACAGCGGAATCTTGCCACGCTGCTCTTGGAAGTGTGCCAGTAGTCCATATAGGACGCTTTGGTGTTGAATCTAAATAATTATATGTAACCACCCTGTCAATTTGATCAGATGATTCCGTGCAGTAAAACCAACTTACTTCGCCAAATAGATTGTTTAAACCTGCATTAATAAGATCTCTAGATGTAGCATTTATATCATCATATACATGGTCCTCTACTAAACATGGCATAGATCTCAATTGACCATCATATTGAAAGAATCCATTTTCAGACATCCAATAAGCCGTGCCATCAACCTCTATACAAGCATTCTTTCCAAACAATCCACAGTTTGTACCCACTTGTTCAAATGAGAAAGTAAATGGTTGACCCACAAATTTCATAAGAAACAATGCTGTATCGGTCCAAACGTAAATAGCATCCCTACCTCTAATGGCTCCCATAATTTCAGAACCATCTGCAAGTCTTTGTGTACCAGCCGTATTAGTCGCGGTAACTGTGTACGCATTGCTTCCAGAAATATTTTCTTGGTCAGAGAACCTTATAAACATATCGTCTTGTGTTAATGGATCTCCAACTGTGGTTTCAGTTCCAAAAAACACTAAGTGTCTATCCGGAGTAGATACCAATACATGTCTAGATTTAGTTGGTGCATTTGCAATAATTGTTGCTCTGACTCCTGTAGCGTTAGGTGCTGCAGCGTCCCATTCAAAACATTGACCATTATATATCAAAGCTATTAATTTTGTTCCAAAGTTATCTAATATCCATAAACCTGGATCAATCGTAAAGTCAGAAGATGATGGGTCACCCCAAGCAACAAACTTAGAAATATCTGTAACTGTTGCTCCTGCACTATGTCCTGATTTTGTAGTACCGTTAACTTCCCTAGCACCACCACTTAAAATATTTGTTGTAGTATTATTAGCCGTAAAACTTATATCCTCAGATCCTATTCTAATTTCTCCTGCAGATGGAAATGCTGCAGTGTTAGTTAAAGGTATATCTGTTACCGTATCATTAATTGTAGAAGCTAGAGTTGTAGTGGCAGCACCTGGAGATGTACCAGACCATAAACCTGTGCCCCAACCAAAACCACCTAATTGTTGTGATGGCCCTACTGTATAATATAATAAAACAGATGCTGACCCAGCAGAACTCAACGGTGTGCCAGACTCCGCTGTATCCATAGTTATAGTAAATGTTGTGGTAGATGGCACTGATGTTACCATAAACTTATTATCTTCAAAAGTAGCGTTGGTAAATGTTGAGCCAGTTAACCCTGTTACACTATCAAATAAAACAATATCATTATCATTTAATGCATGTGGCGATCCTAAAGTAACGGTGACAGTTGTTGATGATGAGGTGCTGGTAAAATTAGCTCCTGTAATTGTTGCTCTAATAGGATGAATATCATAAAATATTCCTCCAGAATAAGCATATAAAATTCTATTTGTACCTATTGCAGCGTATTTAATACCTGCGTTATCGTCAAAGTGATGAATTGCTCTACCTGCACCAGTTAATTTGTTCTCTCCCAACTGTTGCCATCCACCTATTTTTTCTGGTGAGCCATATCTAAATCTAACATTGTCACCATCAAACCACTGACCCTCGGCCCCGGTTTCTGTGACTTGTTTGTTGAATCCTGGTAAAAACCCTAATTTTTGTAACATATAAAAACCTGTTTATTAGGTGTTATATCAGATTGTAAGTGATTTCAATAGATTTTAAGCAGAGGGACTGTGTGGTGGATAATCCCCCTGCAAGCCTAGTGTATAGACTATTTTTTTGGTTCTGTCAACTTAACGCCTTTAAACCAAGCAGGTGCGCCTAGTAAAGGTCTTTTATCTAAATAATTTTCTTTAGCTGTTTTAGAACTTGATTTGTTATAATGTAAAAA